CGGTTTTTTTTAATCCAGCAAATCAGCAAGCTCCCCAATATCAGGGTTATAGTACACGTTCAGCAATATGCGTAAATCCTTATGACCGCTGATTTTTGCCAGTTGCATAGGTTCAACTTTCGCCGCCATGCGCGTCAGTGCCTTGTGTCGCGTATCGTGGAAATGGAAGGCCTCAGCCCCATCAACCTTTGCCCTTGCACGTCTAAACATCACATCCAGCGTGTGAGAGCTTACATCAAACACAGACTCACTCTCAGAGCGTGGCAGTCTATCCAGTATCGCCATAGCCTTTTTAGACAACGGCACATCACGACTGCTCCCGTTTTTAGTCATCGGTAAATGCACCACACGCCTACTCAAATGCACATCACGCCACATCATATTACAGATTTCCCCCGCCCGCATAGCCGTCTCAATCGCAAACAAGACAACCAGTCCGATACGTTGCTTAGTAGTAATTATCGGCACGCCGTCCGCAACGCCAAGCTCACGCACGACGGCCAAGACAATATCGTCAGACGGCATGTAGTTCCGCGCCTTTCCCTTGCTTGGACGTCTGATTTGCAGCAGTGGATTAGATGGCAAAACCCCCCATTCCTTTACCGCCATTTGACAGACGGCGGACAGCGTTTCAAGTTCGCGCCTGACGGTGGCTTCTTGGACTTCTTTTTTGCGACTGTCGCGCCATTGGGCAAAATGATGTGGGCGCAGGTCGCTGACTTTTATATCTGCCAAATCGGATCGTAACGCACGATTCAGACGGTATGTTTCTGCCCTATTGCCTCGCTTCGTGGGCGTGATTTCATCCCGGTATCTGGTCAGCAAATCGGCAAAATATAGGCTTTTGGGCGCATTACCCTGTACGCCGTCCAAGATTGCCGCTTCAGTCCGCGCCGCCCATGCAACGGCATCAGATTTCAGGGCAAATGTTTCAGACTTGGTAACGCCTTTCAGACGGACTTTAACGCGATATTTTCCGTTGCGCTTTTCGATGGTTGCCATTGGTATATTATTGGGACACTGAGGGGACACGGCATTATATGTTATAATCAATCCTAATCAATCATAATGTATTGAGTAGCTTAGATATGAGATTGATTTGTATATATAATCTATCTAAATCAATCATAACCTACTATAATCGATTAGCTGTTTAAATGCACTCCGTCCGCACCACCTAACCCCTTTCAGGGGTTATTTTTTTGTCTAATCAAATCTAACGCAGTAATCAAGATTCAATACTGGTAAGGCTTTCAGGCTAATAACCCCCTTGCTAAGTGTCTAAATACCCCCAATGCCGTATAATTGAATAAACCAAAATATGGGGGTATGATTTGGGGAATCTGACAACACCCCCTAAAAACATACCCCCAATGCCCCTGAACGACCGCCAAATCAAAGCCGCCAAGCCGTCTGATACTGGAAAGAAAGCCAAGTTATTTGACGGGGGCGGCCTGTATCTTGAAGTTACCCCAGCGGGCGGAAAAGTATTCCGCCTGAAATACCGTATAGATGGCAAAGAGAAAACTCTTACTATCGGGAAATATCCGACCGTTTCACTGGTAGAAGCCCGCCAAGCCGCCGAAAACGCCCGCCGCATGATTGCACAAGAGCAAGACCCATCAGCAATGAAGCAACAAGCCAAACAGGAGCGCAAAACGGCCTTACTGAATACCTTTGCCAACGTTACCAAAGCATGGCATGAGAAAACCACCAAGCGCAAAAGCTGGAAGCCTAATCATGCCGCCCGTGTTTTGCGGTACTTTGAAACAGATGTTTTCCCTATTATTGGGGAAACGCCTATAAACAAAATCGGGAAAAAAGAGATAAAGGCCGTATTGGATAAAGTAACAGAGCGGGGCGTATCGGAAACCGCCGAAAAAATCAGGCAATGGATAGGCGCGGTGTTTACCTATGCCGGTTATGAAGAATTGACCGACCGAAACCCTGCCGCGTTACTGAAAGGCTATATAGAGCCAACAGAAAGCAAAAGAATGCCCGCCCTACCCCGTGAAGAATTGCCGGAGTTTTACCGCCGCCTGATACTGGCAGATTGTGAGCAACAAAACAGAATTTGCGTAATGTTGATTATGCTTTGCTTTGCCCGAAACAAAGAGATACGCGGCGGCCAATGGCAGGAAATCGACTTTAAGCGCAAAACATGGACGATTCCCGCTAATCGTATGAAACGGCCACGAGAGCACACAGTCCCCTTGTCTGATTGGGCGATTGAGCTATTAAACGAACTACACGCCATAACCGGGGAAACACCCTTTCTATTCCCAAGCCCTAAATCCAAAACTGGTTACATCAGCGAAAACACAGCGGGCAAAATCATCAACGGCATGGGTTATTACGGGATAGCCACACCGCATGGTTTCCGCTCGCTTGCCAGCAGCGTTTTGAATGAACAAGGCTTCAACCCTGACGCGATAGAGCGACAACTTGCCCATATTGAAAACAACAAAATCCGCGCCGCTTACAACCGCGCCGATTATCTGAATGAACGCAAAGAGTTTATGCAATGGTATAGCGACTTTTTGCGGGAACGGTATAGCCAAGCATTGAGATTGATTGAAGATGGCAAGCTGGATTAGGGGTCGTCTGAAAATATCCACTTCGAGTTATCTGGGAAATTTAAGGCTAACGCAATGAGAACATGGGCAGAATTAGAAAATTTGGCTTGGCAGGCTAGTGGCTTTTCAGCACCAGCTACAAGCAGACTATTAGCAGCGTTAAAGCGATTGTTGCAGAACAGGACGCATGAGCAAATTGAATATGCTATTAGATTGATTGATGAAAACATCAAATATTATTTTCAAGAGGAAGAAGATTCAGCCATTCTTGAATTAAAAGAAGCCATTCACTTTGATGACAGTTTGCATGATTTGTTCGAGTGGGATTATTCAGATGGAGGGGTAAATTGTTATCCAACACATCGGGCAATCGAATATATTCAAAAGACATCATACTTAGAAACAGAAGAAAACACTGAAGATTATGAGGCGTTATTAGGGTATATTGGGAAATATGGGATAGATGATGAAGATGATGGGCTTCCAAATGCAAAAGAGTTTGAATTAGTTGCAGTTTTAGCTTTAAAACATTTTGAAGATGCTATGAGTGGATTTTACCCACAAACTGCTGAAGATGAAGCAAGTGATATAGATTTTCCGATCCCTCTTCAAGAATGGAGGGAGTTTCGTAGGGAAAATGCGGTAAGAGATTTATTGAGGGCATGGAACATTTTAAGGATTGCTGAATATGATTTTATGAGCAGTCAGAGATATGAGGAACAGAAGAAACTTATAAAAGAAGTAAAAGAAAATGCAATTTCGGAAAACGCCCGTAAAGCAGCCAACGCTAAGCAAAGCCCCTATGAAAAAGCGGGAACGATAGCTGCCGTATATCAGTTATTGGAGGAAAAAAAGGAAATGTTGAACCAAAGAGGCGGGAAATCCTCATTATGTAGAATGATTCAAGACTTAATTGTAAATAAGGGTATCCCCTGCCCGGAAAAAAGAGAACCAACAGAAAAAACTATCATTAGCTGGATTAATCAATTCCAAAAAAACACGAAATCAACAAACTAATTTTAGGAAGTCAGCACGGTATTACAGGAAGTCAGCATGGTATTACCTAAACAGCCGCCCACAGGGGCGGCTATTATTTTGCCTGTCATATAACCCCGACTAAGAAAGGCAAAGCATATGAATACCGTATTACGAGTAAACGATACCGCCCGCGTTATGGGTGTTTCACGGGCGACTATTTGGAATTGGGCAAACCCTAAGAGCCGCCATTTCCGCCCTGATTTTCCTAAGCCTATCAAACTTTCCGCAAATATTACCGGCTGGCTTTCCAGTGAGATTGACGACTATATCGGCAAACTGGCAGCCAAACGCGAAGAGTAGGAGTTTTCGGAGCAATACGCGCGCGCGAAGAATCAGCGGGAATCTTTCCCTTTAGTCAAAATAAAACCGCCTGAATAGATGGTTATTCAGACGGCACGGAGAACATTTCTACATGAAGACAAATTATATCAACGGCAATGCAAAAACGCCAAGTCAAAGAGAGCGAGTTTTAGCCCGATTGAAACAGGGCAGCGTTACATCATGGGAACTTACCCAAATGGGGATATTGGGCTACAACACGCGCATCATGGAGCTTCGCAGGGCGGGGCATGACATCGTTACCGTGATGGAAGAAGTAACAAACCAATTCGGGGAAACCGTGAAACGCGGTCGGTTCGTATTAATCAATTAAATCAGGAGCTTTAACTATGAATATCGAATATACAAAGACAACTTTTGCGACCCGTCAAAAGTTACTGAAAGAAGAAGAGGACAAATGCAGCGAACTGACCGCCCAAATTGAAGCGGCGGAAGCTGGTGTTACAGAAGCGCAGGCGGTAATCAATGAATTTGCAGGGCTGCGAAACAGGCGCAAAGGCATATTTGCAAATTTGTTGAAAATGGGCAAACCCACAAACAGTGAAGAAGCCAAAGGGCTTGATTCAGAGATTGCCGCCAAACGTGAAGAAGCAGACCGCGCCGCCGATATGCTGGAAGCGCAAAAAGAACTGTTGGAAAGCCTTTTTAATGAACGCCTCCAACATCTGAACCGCATTTCAGAGCTTCGCAATTTATTGTCCGTTTCCCGATATGAGCTGTTTATCGCCGATATAGAAGAAACCCACTTACCCGAATATTTGGAGGCTGCCCAAGCCTATGCCAAAGCCGCCGCGAAATTGGTGGGAATCGGTAAAGCCGCCGTTGAGATGAAAACGAAGCTACAAGAAAACGGTTTGCGGGTTGATTGCCCGTCCTATGGGCAAGGTTTGCCAAATCGAATCATTGATTTACGTTTGCCCGGCTTCTTCAACATGATGGCCGGCACAGGCGGAGAAGAAAACGCCATTTTCGACATCTTGGAGGATATGGAGAAAGAAAAAGAAGCGGCTTTGGACAATTTGCAATAGCAACACTCAAACAGCCGCCCAAAGGCTGAAAAACAGCTATCGGGCGGCGTTCTGAAAGGATTAAGGACATGACCCCGAAACAAGAACAGTTTGCCCGTCTGTATGTGGAAACGGGCAATGCGAGCGAAGCCTATCGGCAAATCTACAATACCGACAACATGAAGCCCGAAACGGTAACGAATGAAGCCTATAAGCTGCTTCAAAACCCCGATATTTCCGCGATGGTGGACGGCTTAAAGGAAGAAGCGCGGCAACGACACGCGGTAACGGTGGGCGACCTGTTGCACGAATTGGAGCAGGCGCGGGCGGCGGCACTGGCAGCCCCTACACCGCAAAGCAGCGCGGCGGTATCGGCAACGATGGGCAAGGCAAAAATGCTGGGCTTGCTGGTGGATAAGGCGGAAATCAAGGCAGAGGCGGAAGTCAGCACGAAACAGGAAAAATACACCCCGCCGTTAACGGACGATGAAATGAGGCAAGTCATGGAAGATTTTTTTCACAAGCCATACAGTGAAATCACGCTTGAAGACATCATCGGAACCGTTGGAGAAGATACGGATCGCATCGGGTATGTAATAACCATGATTATCGTGGGTAAAAAATTTTAGCCGTCTGATGCAAAAATCATTTGACAAATCGAGCCTTGAGAATCAGAATCTTGGTTCTCTCTCAAATACAGTTAGCCCAAATCAGCAGGGTAAACGCTGATTTTTTATCGCCAAAATTCTTTTATGGGCGTTTGCGATGTTATTAAATGTTAGCATTTCAGACGACCTATCACGATTTATGGCGGTGTGTGGTAACGGTAACGTCCACGCCTGACTAACTGCAGGAGAGAGCACCGCCCCCTATTTGGGCTTCTCAAATCTCAAACAGTTAGGAGCATTTCAAATGCAATCTTTAATTTTCCCCCAAATCCAAGACGTTCAATCCCCATCAGAACAAGGCTTTTGCGCCGTCGTCCACGAACCGACCGCGTATCTAGCAGATATTGACGTTCATTCATGTACCGCCCGCCGTTTGGGTATCTATCCATCACACGCCGCCGCCGTTGCCGCCTGTCGGTCGTTTATTGCTTCGCTTTCAGACGACCTCAAGGCATGGGCAGCTTTCAGCGTAACGACAGCCGAACAAATCCGCTAAATCCCTGAAAAAACACCCGCCTTTATGCCGCCCGTTTTGGACGGCATTGGGCAAACTTCGCCCTAGTGTTTTTATAAATATTTGATTTTTCGATGTTTGATATTTTTGGTGCGCTGGGCATGGAGGACATGAAACATGAAACCGACTGACAAAAACGACCGTTTCCGCCGCTATTTCAACCGCGCTTTGCTGGTGTTTTGGGTGTTGCTGATGGCTTTGGCAATCCGAGCCTGTAACCAGCCCGCCCATGCAGAAACGGAGCAGGCAATCACGGCAACACCAACCATATGGGAGACCGACCCGATGGCGGGGGTAGTTTTAGAATCTGTAACGGAGGAGGCGCGGCAATGAAGACCATCACGGAGAAGCTGGCAAACCAGCTAAACAGCAAAGAGAAGGCAATCGCAGCAGTGGACGTTTTGACCGCTGTCTTGCTGATTGTGAACGACGGAGCAAGCCGAAAAGCAGCAATTAACACCGTAGCAGCCATAGCGCGTGAAGCGATGGACAGATATGGGGAGGTAGAACAATGAAACCGACCTATCAAGACATCAAAGCCGCCGCGCAATACCGCTGGCAGGAAATTCACGCCGGCATCGGCATAGACCCGCGATGCCTGAAAAACAAACACCAGCCCTGCCCCGCGTGTGGGGGTAAAGACCGTTTCAGATACGACGACAAGGACGGCAACGGCACATTCATTTGCAGCCATTACCACAACGGCGCGGGCGACGGTTTCGGATTGGTAATGCATTACCTGAATTGCGGTTTTGATGAAGCATTACGCGCCGTAGCGGGCGTGTTGCACATGGGCGGGGTAAACCCCTTACCGATACCGCCCACACGCTCACAGACGCAGCCATGCCCCGAAAAAGACCAAATCGGCAAACTTGCCGCATTGTGGGACGGGGCAGAGCCGATAACCGCCGATTCCCCCGCCGTGCATTATCTAAAATCGCGCGGTTTGGGCATGGCGCAATTACCTGAAAACGTCCGTTTTCTGAGAGAGGCGGATTATTGGACGATGGGGGAAGACGCGCCGCTTTTCATCGGTCGTTTCCCCTGTATGGTTTGCGCCATACGCGATACGGGCGGAGAGCTTCAAGGCTTGCACATGACCTATTTTCAGACGACCTATGACACGCCATACGGAGAGGACGGACAACACGCCCCGCATTATCAAAAGCTGGCAACCAAACACCCCGAAACGGGCGAAGCCCTGCCCGCCAAGAAGATGCAGAGCCGCAAACAGGGCAGCATTTCAGGGCTGGCGGTTCACTTGTTCCCCATCCCTGAAAACGGGCGGCTGGTTATCACAGAGGGCATAGAAACCGCCCTTGCCGCCCGCGAACTGTTCCATACCCATGACTGGGGCTTATACGCCGCCTTGAGCGCAAACAGCATGGCGAAATACCGACTTTCAGACGACCTAAAGGAAATCGTGATTATTGCCGATAACGACACGCCGCGCCCCGTAGGTTTCAAAGCCGCGCATGATTTGGCAGTCCGAGCCATCAAGCAGGGCATCAAGGCGCGTATATGGCAGAGCGACACACTAGGCTATGACGCATTGGACGAACTGAAAGAAAAAAGGTCGTCTGAAAACCAATCAGACAACCTGAAACACACCATCGGAGGGAAAGCAGCATGAAAAATACCGAAACAGCGAAGCAGGAAAGCACCAAAGGCTACAACATCAACGACATCGAACCATACCGCCCGCGCCCCCGCTTCGATACCGACCATCGGGGCGTATGGTGGATAAACGTCAGAACAGGCAAAGACGGCGAAGTCATCGAAGCAGAGCCGCTATTGCTTTCCGACCCCATCGACATCATCGGCACGGGGCAGGACAACGACGGCGCGTATTACCGCGTTATCCGCTGGCAGGACAAAATCACACGCCAAACCAAGACCGCCGCCATCCCACAAGCGGAAATCGGCACGGTTCAGGGCTGGCAGCAATTGCAGAGTTACGGCTTGACCGTCTTATCAGGCAGAGCCAAACGCGAACGGCTTGCCGATTATTTGCAGACACAGGGCAGCCGCACCGCCTTTACCATTACCGACCGCGCGGGCTGGCACGGGGACACCTACATCATGCCCAGCGGCGAAACCATCACGGCAGACGGCAAAACACCTGCCGTCATCTACAACGGCGACACCAGCCAAGCGGCGGCATACCGACCAAACGGGGAGCTTGGCAACTGGCAGCAAAATATCGCCCGATACGCAGCGGGAAACAGCCGCCTATGCTTGGCATTGGGCGCGTCCTTTGCCGCCCCCTTGCTGTCCCTGTTGAGCGAAGAATCAGGCGGTTTCCATCTGACGGGCGATTCATCCGACGGCAAGACCACCGCCGCAAAAGCAGCCTTGAGCGTATGGGGCAGACCATCGGGCAGCCTGTTGTCTTGGAGCGGCACGAAGATAGGCTTTTCCAATACCGCCGCCGCGCGCAATGACGGTTTGCTGGTGTTGGACGAAATCGGGCAGGCAAGCCCCCACGTCATCGGCGACACCGTTTACAGCGTCATGAACGGAATCAACAAAGTACAGGGCGCAAAACAGGGCGGAAACCGCGCCTTGAGCCGCTGGAAAGTGATGATGTTCTCAACAGGCGAAAAGACCCCCGATTCCATCCTGAAACACCACAAAGGCGATTGGAACGCAGGGCAAGCCGCCCGCCTGCCCAGTATCAGAGCCGCCGCCCGATACGGTATTTACGACACCTTGCACGGCTTCGAGAGCGGCGCATTATTGAGCGAACATATCGCCCAATCCGCCGAACAATATCACGGAGCGGCGGGCAGGGCGTTCATTCGACAGCTTTCAGACGACCTAGAGCAAGCCAAACGGCAGGCAAACGAGCGTATGACCGCATTTATGGAGACCGTCCCCGAATTGTCAGGACAGGCACGAAGAGTGGCGAAACGCTTTGCCCTTGCCGCCGCCGCATTGGAGCTTGCCGCCCCCGTTACAGGCTTGGCAGCAGGCGTAGGCATGGCAGGCGTGAAACAATGCTTTGACGAATGGCTGGAAGCCAACGGGGCGGGGAAACATGAAGACCGCCGAATCATCGAGCAGGCGGAGGACTTTATCGACCTATACGCGTTAGGTATGAGGTTTACGGATTGGAGCGATAAAAGTACCAACAAAGACCATGCAGGCTATCGGAAACAGGAGGGGGAGAAATTGGAATTGTGGGTAATCCGCCGCGTCT